GTGGTATTCAGTGCAGGTAATTACCTACAAAGTATCGCCTATAGCATTCATGAGCCTACAAGAGCTGCCATATTAAAAGTATGGGGTTCAGGCGGTAATGTAATGGGTGTGCCTAGCGTTACTGGTCCTGTTAAGCCTGACTTTCCGTACTCAGAAACATGGAGTAAGGAGAACGCACCTGAGCATGAGGTTACAGTATTCAATAAGTGGAAGCGCGATACTGCTATGCATTACACTGAGCTACGAGAATGGCGAGGTAAGGTGCGTGAGGTAGGTGCATTCATTAAGATTGCCAATACAGTACAAGGCAGTACTTGGTTTCCTGTGTATTTTGATACACGTGGTCGCTGGTACTACAGAGGTCTCCCTAATCCACAAGGCTCAGATTTAGCTAAGTCAGTGCTGCACTTCACTAAGAAGAAAGCATTAGGTGCTAGAGGCTTATTTTGGCTTAAGGTACATATCGCTAATTCATTCGGATTCGATAAAGAACGCTTTGAAGACCGAGCGAGATTTACTGAGAAGAACTGGACTACGTTTGAACGTGCTTTAGACGCGCCTGAGGACTATCCTGAGGTTTGGGGTGAAGATGCCCCTTGGGTAACTTTTGCAGCGTGCTGGGAGCTACGGGAAGCGTACAGGAGTGGTAATCCATCTGCATACAAAACAGGGATTCCTATACACATGGATGCAACGTGTAGTGGATTACAGCATTTCTCAGCACTATTACGTGACCCAGTTGGCGCTTTGGCAGTTAACCTGAACGACCATAACAAATGTGGTCCTAAACAAGACATCTACACCAAGGTAGCTGTGAACACGCTGGCAATGATTAAATATGATTCTGAGAGTGCAGACCCTGAAATTGCTGAACTCGCAGCATGGTGCTTAAAAGTAGGTATTACACGTGATATGGCTAAGAAGCCTGTGATGACTTATGTGTATGGTGCGACCTTAAGAGGTACAGCAGAGCATATTGAAATGGTGCTGAATAAGAAGGTGCTGCCTGCCTCAGGACATACGTGGCGTGACCCTAACACAGCGTTTAAAGATTGCCTATACATAGCACGTAAGTTATTCCAAGGTATCGCAGCAGCAGTGCCAGCAGCAGCGGCAGCTATGCAGTGGTTACGTAATACGACCAAGCAAGTTCCTAATGGTCAACGTATGACTTGGAAGACACCTACAGGTTTCATTGTTCAGCATGATTATCAAGACCATACAGATACACGCATTAGATTAAATTCATGTGGTGTAGTTATGACTTGGGTTCGTGAATGGAATGAGGGTACAATCGCTAGAGAAATGCAGAGTGCTATTAGTCCTAACTTTATTCATGCGCTAGATGCAAGTCATTTGACTCTAGTAGTGAATGCTATGAAGGCGCAGGAGTTAGATGTAGTTACTATTCATGATTCATTCGGCACTCATGCTTGTGATGTAGATGCAATGCACGTTAGTATTCGTGAGACATTTGTTCAGATGTATTCAGGTCCGAATGTACTTGCTGAGTTCTTATGGGATGTTAACTGTGTAGGTGAAGCTCCTCTACGTGGCACATTCAATCTTAATGAGGTACTAGACTCTGAGTTTATGTTCTCATAGCCACCGTTATAGGTGGAGCGTGCTGGTGCACTAATCGGTAAGAAAGGTATTTCATACCAATTAGGGTGATTCTAATTAAAACGGGTGATTCATATAGAGTCACCCGTAATGGATGGAGGAAAGACTAAATCAATGTCAAACAAAGACCCCAGCAATACTGTAACATTTACGCCTTTGCAATTGCAATACCTTGAATCGGTATTTCCAGCAATGGTGTTCCCTTCAACAGCAACAGAGAATAGTGTGCACCAGTACTTCGGTACTCAAAGTGTGCTAGAAACTGTGCGAAGTAAAACCTCAGGCTTACGTAATGGTTTACGAACTTAAAGTAGAACGTAGAGAAGCAGGGCAACCTGTTAAGAACTATAGTCTATTTGAATCAGCTTGGGATACTTGCATAGAGTTAAGGCAAACTGAAAAGTACACTTGGACCAGTCGTAGTATCCTAGCACTCCAATCTTTAGATAGGTGGGAGATTGCAGTATGGTACAACGGTGAGGCTGTAGGTGGACTTGTATTAGGTCACGAAGAGTGGGATGCACACGTAGGTACATGCCTTACGGTGTACGCACAGTACGTTCAACCTGAACACAGAAATAACTTAATCAGCTTTAAATGTATGCGAGCTGCCCTAGCGATTGCAAAAGACCTAGGATACAAAACCTTAGCGTACACACATAGATTAGCGCCTTGGCGTTACATAACTACTTACAAGGATATTAAATATGAAGAAAGCTAAGGTAGATAATAGCGGTGCAGTAGCAGCAGCGAAAGCACAGGCAGAGGCGACAGCCATTGCAAACAATCTACAACGTAACTTTCAAACAGACTTAAAGACTGACAACCTAAGCACAGTAACAGCAGGTGGGTCAGCAGAGCAGTCTGTGATTGAAGGTACAGGCGTTAAACGCCGCAAAGCAAACACAGGATTATCTAGTCAACTAGGTATCTCAGTATAGTATGGCAGCGCCCACACATAAGGCGCTATTTGATAAGTTTCAAGACTCGACTGTAATCAACCGATGTGAGCAGTACGCACAGTGGACACTTCCATATTTAATGGCAGATGTTGCACAAGTGAGTACAAGCGGCAGGGTTGTTGTAGAGCGAGACTTTCAAGAGATAGGTGCGCTATTAGTAAATAACCTATCAGCTAAACTTACACAATTATTATTCCCAACGCAATATCCGTTCTTCCAAGCTAGTGCATCTAAAGAGTTTAAAGCTCACGCCTCTAAAAAAGGGGTCGATGAGAACGCACTACGCGCCTTGTTCGCTCAATTAGAAATGGCTGCTAACAAGCGGTTATTTGTAAACTCAGGCTATGCCTCACTAATCCTTGCACTAAAACACTTAATCGTTACAGGCAATACGCTAATCTATCGTGATTCTAATACTGGTGTAATTACCACGTATGGCATCAGTAGCTTTGGCGTTCGTCGTGATGGTACAGGTGAATTACTGGACTGTGTGCTACGTGAGTTCACAACGGTTGAAGCTTTACCTGATGCACTGCAAGTTGCTTTACGCACTGCAAGCTTAGCGAAGTACAGCAGACCTGAACAAATTGTTGAGAAGTACACACGTATTCATAGAGTCACACGTAATGGTAAGATAGGTTACGAAGTCTCCCAACAAGTGGATAGTGTAAACGTAGGAGAACCATCATGGTATCCTAAGAATACTTGTCCATTCATGTGCCCTACTTGGGTACTGATTTCAGGTGAACACTATGGTCGTGGTATGGTTGAAGACTATGCAGGTGGCTTTGCACGTTTGAGTTCATCAAGCGAGGCAGCTGCTTTATACGGTATTGAAATTATGCGTGTAGTTCACTTAGTAGGTGCAGGCTCAGGTGGTGATGTTGACGACCTAGCTGAATCTGAATCAGGTGAATGGGTACGCGGTGACCCTAACAACATTGCTTCGCATGAAGCTGGTGATGCTAGGAAACTAGAGGTAGTAGAAGCAAGTATCGAGCGAGTAGTGCAACGATTAGCTAAAGCTTTCATGTATCAAGGTGCGACCCGTCAAGCAGAGCGTGTTACTGCATACGAGTTACAACGTGATGCACAAGAAGCTGAGTACGCCCTTGGTGGTGTATACAGTACGTTGTCAGGTGGTATTCAAGTACCGTTCGCTTACATTCTATTATCTGAGGTTTCAGACTTAGCAGCTACTGGTTTAATTACTGGTGACTTACAGCCTGATGTTACGGCAGGTATCCCTGCACTAGGTCGCTCATCTGATGTACAGAACATTCTATTAGCCTCGCAAGAGATTAATGCAGTGCTTCCTGTAGTTCAGTTCGATACACGAATCAATCCTAAACTTGTTGTGGATATTATCCTAGCAGGTAGAAGCATTGACCAAACATCCATCTTCTTTACAGAAAAAGAGCAAAAGGCTAACGCCGAAGCTAAGGCAGCACAAGAGGCAGCCATGGCAGCAACAGCTCAAACAGACGCGCTGGCTAATGCTGGTACACAGATTACGCAAGCACTAGGAGGAACTAATTGACAGAAGCAGTAGCAGTACCCCAAAATAGTAACACATTCGCAGGCTCACCTGCCCAGCAATTACCAGCAGGTTTCCAAGTACCTCCCGCAGGTGGTAATCCAGTACGTCTCCCTAATCAAGAGGCTGGCTGGGTACAACAACCTGCTAATCAGGCACAACCTGCTCAACAACAACCAGCGGCTCAAGTAGCTGCACCAGCTCAGTTAGATGCAGCAGGCATTACGGCGCTTATTCAAGCAGCTCTAGGTTCTCAAGCACCAGCAGGTACAGTGCAAACACCAGCCCCAGCAAATGCGGCAACACCTAATGCACCTGCATGGTTACCAGCTAATGTAAACACATTCAATCCTGAGAGTATCACAGACCCTACTATTCGTAGTATGGCTACAGTGTTACAATCAATCGGTAAGGACTTAGACTTAACTCGCGTTATTGGTCGTGCTCTTGCTGATGGTGATGTGTCATTAATTGACTATGCGTACTTGCATGAGAAGGGTGGCGCTAATGCTCAGCCAGCTACACAAGCACCAACACAGCAACCCGAACAACCAAACGCAAAACGCGAATGGGCTGTAAAACTAAAAGCCGCCGTGAATTATGGATCGCTAGCAGTTGATGAGGTTTGGGCGATGGTGCCGGTTGAATTGCGCGCTGATATGGACTCGTTCTACAAAGAACAGTTTATTAAGTCGCAGGCGTTTGATCCGGTTGAGCAAGAAACGATCCCCGCGCACGTTAGCGAGGAATTGCCGCCTTCTAGTTTGGATGATTTTTAATTATGACGATGAAAGGCGGCAAGCAGATTTGCCAAATAGGTAGTAAAAACCACGCGGCAAAACTTAATGAACAAGATGTAGAAATAATCAGATTCAGAATGCAGAAAAAGCGCGATGAATTGGCAGAGATTGATTTACAGATTGAGCAATTAAAAGCAAAACGCGCAATGGTTGTTAAGTACGACTCAATAAATCAAATGGCTTTAGATTTTGAAATATCTAAAAGCTCAATCAGAAACGTTTTATATCGTGATGATATTTGGGGTCATGTTAAATGAAATACGAAGAGTTTTTATTAAAAAAGGAGTTCGTGCAGGTTGATGCTGGTTTTGATGGGGAGTCAATGTGGCTTCCTGCTGATATAAAGCCATTCCAGCGCGATTGCGTTGAGTATACTTGTCGTCGTGGGCGCAGTGCTTTGTTTGCTGATACCGGCCTTGGCAAGACGCTGATGCAGCTATCTTGGGCGCATCGTGTTATGGATTACACTAATAAGCCTGTTTTGGTATTGGCTCCTTTGTGCGTGGCACAGCAAACAGTACGCGAGGGTAAGAAATTCGGCATTGCGGCAAAGTATATGCGTGTGCCAACTGAGTGCGATGAAAAAATCCACGTAACAAACTACGAGATGCTTAAAAACTTTGATCCGGCAAATTACAGCGGGATAGTGTTGGACGAGTCTAGTATTTTAAAAGGCATGAATGGCAAGCTGCGCAAAGCTATTACTGATTTTGCACTCACAATTCCATACCGTTTAAGCTGTACCGCAACGCCAAGCCCGAACGATTTTATGGAGCTTGGCACACAGTCTGAATTTTTGGGCATTATGTCGCAAACTGAAATGCTCGCTACGTTCTTTATTCACGATGGCAGTGATACCAGCAAATGGCGTTTAAAAGGGCATGCGCGGAAAAAGTTCTGGGAGTGGCTGGCTACATGGGCAATCGTTATCAGAACGCCAGCAGATTTAGGCTATGACGATCCAGGTTATACATTGCCAAAGCTCCACATAATCGAGCACGTTATCGAAACTAGCGCGACTGATGGGCTTTTTATTGATATCGCCCAAGGATTACAAGAACGCAATAAAGCGCGCCGTGATTCTGTTAATTTGCGCGCTGATAAAGCTGCCGAAATCATGCGGGAATGGGATTGCGGTATCGCTTGGTGCAATCTTAACGATGAGTCTGAGTTGATCACTGATTTGGTCGATGGATGCTATGAAGTAACAGGATCAATGACGCCAGACGAAAAAGAAAAAGTATTGATTGGTTTTAGTGATGGCGAGATGTTAAAAATATCTACCAAGCCAAAAATCGCAGGGTTCGGACTCAACTGGCAACACTGCAATAAAATGCTATTCCTTGGTTTGTCTGACTCATGGGAAGCATTCTATCAAGCTGTGCGCCGTTGCTATCGCTTTGGTCAAACTAAAGAGGTATTTGTTCACGTTATTATTTCTGATCGTGAAGGCGCGGTATTGTCAAACATAAAACGCAAACGTGAACAAGACGAACAAATGCGACAAGAAATGCAAGCAATTATGGGCGACTTGGTGCGCGCTAATATCAAAAAAAGCACTGTAGAAAAAGCAGAATATAAACCAACTACGGCGATAAAATTGCCATCATTTTTAGGGGTGTAATATGGACGTATTAAATCAAAAAATTGGCGATAATTACGCAATATACAATGCCGATACGGTAGAAGTGGCAAAGTCATTGCCAAGTGAATCAGTTGACTTCTCTATTTTTTCTCCTCCTTTCAGTTCGTTGTATACATATTCAAACAGTGACCGCGATATGGGCAACGTAAAAAACGATGCTGAATTCTGGGAACAATACCGCTATTTAATTACTGAGCAATTCCGCGTGATGAAACCAGGTCGCAACATTGCTATTCACTGCATGAACTTGCCAAGTAGCAAACAAAACGATGGATTTATTGGCATAAAAGACTTTCGCGGCGATATTATTCGTGAATATCAAAAAGCCGGATTTATTTATCACTCAGAAGTTTGTATTTGGAAGTGCCCAGTAGTCGCAATGACCCGTACCAAAGCGCTCGGATTGCTGCATAAGACGATTAAAAAGGACTCTGCCATGAGTCGCATGGGAATTCCTGACTACATTGTGACAATGCGCAAGCCAGGCGTTAATACTCGCCCGGTTGCTGGCGAGTTTAAATATTACGTAGGCGATACGCCGCCGGTTGGATTTATTAAGCACGAACGTGATGATGGTTCTCATTTTTGGATGCCCAGCGAATCTAATACCAGCGTTGACGTTTGGCAGAAATACGCAAGCCCAATTTGGGACGATATCAACCAAACCGACACATTAAACTTTCGCGAAGGCCGTGATAGCGATGACGAGCGCCATATATGCCCATTGCAGCTAGATGTTATTGAGCGCTGTTTGCAATTGTGGAGCATTCCTGGCGATGTTGTATGGACTCCTTTTATGGGCATCGGTAGTGAAGTCTACATGGCTTTGAAGATGGGACGCAAAGCAATCGGCGCAGAATTAAAGCCTAGTTACTTTGATCTTGCATTGCGGAACATTGCGCAAGCAGAAAAAACTCAATACTCGCTATTTTAATGCGCTGCGCCCGATGCGACAAAAGAATCCGAGAGGTTTACTACGTAAATGGTAAGCCTTACGGTATAGAGTGCGCAAAGCGGCGCGGGTATTCTGATAAGAAAGTGATTATTAAAAAGCCGGTCGAGATTGACGAAAAGCAGATAGTTTTATTTTAATTGGAGAGTGATATGCCAGACATAACAGTAAAGGTAGGCGAGGAGTTATTCCGTTTTCATAGTGAGCAAGAGTGGATCAATAAAGCTCAGTCTTGGTTTTCAAATTTCCCGAGAGATATAGGCATTTGTG